CACCTCGCTGGTGGCAGTTTTGGAAACCCAAAGTAATGCACCAAGAGTTTAATGGTTCAGTTTGGCTGAAAGGGGAAGTAGTACAAAGTTATGCACCAGTAGTAGAAACCTTTAACACCAAAGAGAAATGAGAGAGATACTACTTGAGATGTATGAGAAGCTCTGGGAAGCTGACAAAGACAAATTTGCTTGGAATGTGATTCTAAAGGACACCCTTGAGAAGATAGAAGAGAAATGAGTCGTTGCACTCCTCACCGATAAATAAATTTATCTTATGAAAGACACAAAAAGAACATTAGTAACTGTAATGAACCATAAAGGGTTCAACAAGAACTACGCAACACTGGGTAGTGTAAGGCTATCTATAACAGAGGGAGACACCTTTAGAGAGCATCTAATAGAGTCTACGGAAGATTGGGTAGAGACGGATTCTAACGGCTGTATAAGTGCCTTAGAAGTATTTAAAGAACCAAGACCATTTACTGCTGACTTCATTAACAAGAATCCAAAAGTAAGTGACATATCTAATTACGAAATTACCAACATAATTAAAGAGAATATTACATTAGATAAAATACAACCTCTGTTTAAGGAGTTTGTAAACAGGTATAGCGAGGAGCAAAAAAAGTTCTATGAACTAAAGAGTAAGCACCACAATTGTTATAGCGAACAAGATTTACTAATGGCTATGCAGTTTGCAGTAAACGACATCACTGGGCGTAAATTAAGAACAACAGTTCTTGAAACAATGGTAGAGGACTTCTTAAAAGAAAAAGAAAATGACACGCAAGAGAAAGCACGTTAGAGAGATACAGAAATACTTGGAGATGTTAATGATAGACCAAGTAAACATAACACTACACGCCAGTAGATTTGGATGGAGTGAAGACATACAGAAACAACTAACCAACTCAGCCCTGCTTATCCGTAAGTATCAGCGTAGGTTGAGATTAATAAAAATGTAATGAATAAGCAGATAGCGAGAGAACTAAGTGAGTTTGTTGATATTGTTGCCTCAAGGTTTTCAAGAAAAGACAGAGAGGGTAACTATAACAAAGAAGACTTTGGTGTTGATTCTATAATACCAACCTCAGACCATACGGCTGTAGTTAGATTCAAGAAAAACACGGGTAAGATAGGTCTTGGATTCTTTTATTATATACCAAGAGGTATGAGTAAGGGTTGGAAGTATTTCTTTCCTACTGACTCTCATATAAATGGATTCCGAGCATTTGAATTAGAAAAGTATCAAGTAGAAAAAGAAAACTATAAACACAATTTCAATGAGTGATAAAGGACAATCAATTTATGATGTAGGTGTTCGCTTATCTTGGAAGAAGAAGGTAGGTAACGGATACACTAATATGCATTTAGGCACACCCGACAGACCCTTTCAGTTTGTTACAAGAGCCAAGGACATCAATGCTATCAATCGCAATCCCGAGATGATGGCTAAGATGATGTCCTATGTAGGTGCAACAGGTAAAGCAGTTTATGATTTCTATGTATCAGAGGAATTCTATAGAAAAGAAATAAGCAAATCCTTTGCACATAAAGAGAGCGATTATGAGAAAGAATTCGGACAATAATAAACAAGAGCGATGAGAAATATTATTTACAAAGCAGAAGATGTAGTAGACTCACTATCTACACTTCGTAAAGAGGGAGTTAAGAAGGGTGCTTGGACGGGATTTGATTCATTGTTTGACAAGTACTCAGTTAAGAAAGGTAGCACCACATACATCTATGCTGGGGCGCACCAAGGTAAGTCGCAGTTTGGATTTGAACTGATGATGAACCTATCGGAGTACAGCGGTTGGAAGTGGGCAGTATATACTCCCGAGACAGGCTCACCTACAGAGGTGTTCGCTGAACTGCTTTGGGTATACCTGCGTAAGCCCTTCCTAATTAATGACCACCTCACTGCAACAGATGAGGAAACAGAGAAAGCTATATCCTTTATCAATGACCATTTCTATATCATTGATAGTGGACTACAAGACCTCAGCGTAGAAGGATTCTACACAGCTGTGGACCAAATAGAAACAGACAACTTCATCACTATTGATGGTTGTATGATTGACCCATTCACGGAGATTAAGACTGATGTAGCCAGTGGTGTTCGTGATGACATTGCTATTGGGCAGGTACTCACAAAGATTCGTAAGCACTCAGCTGAGAAGGATTATCACACCATTGTAACAGTACACACTAAACACCAACAAGCGAAGTACAAGAACGGAGTACCCTATGTTGATAAGCCTACGATGAACGATATCGCAGGAGGTATGCAATGGTCTCGTAAAGGTATGATGGTTGTTAATGTATGGCGTTGCCCCTACGGATTGGAAGACGGCAATGGTGTACCCTACGAACCTAACCAAGTGGAGATTACAATTGTTAAGGCTAAACCAAAGATTGTTGGCCGTCTTGGGACAGTTACTTTATATTATGATAAAATGAAAAACAGATACTATGAACTCAACAGTAGAGGAGAAAAGCAGTACGCCTATCCACAGCCTAATTCTTGATAGAAGAAAGGCATTTTCAGAATTGATTAGGGCATACCTTAGATTCAATGTACCCTCCGCCAAGAAGGTGGAGGTTATGCCTAACGGAAGTTTATCTATAAACGATAACATCTTTAAGGTAGATATCTCTGACTACACAGGAATTGAAGAGGGATTTGGATATATATTCTTTAACCCCTCAAGCGGTAGGTTAGTGATTGAAAAAGACAATGTTAGGAAAATATATAAGGTTGAGGTAGACCTATTAGATTAGTTAGTATATTAGTTTTATGGATACAAGAGATTTAATACTTGAAGAATCAGAAGCAGTTACTAAACTTCTTCTTCTAAAGAATAAAGCGTATGGTGATTCAGCACTAAACCCTGCGGGTATCTTTGCAGGTGGTGATGCTGTTCATAACCTATGCTGTCGCATTGATGATAAGCTTATGCGAATCAAGATGCGTGGTATCACAGATGAAACTGAAGATACTGTACAAGATTTAATTGGTTACTTGATACTACTGAAGGTTGCCCTAAGACAAAAGAAATGAGTAGGAACACATTCGTAAAAGCAAGTATCTCTGGAGACTATGGTCAAGATATCGTAATGAAGTACCTTAAAGGAAAGGGTTACGAGGTTGAGGAGGCTCCGAAGAAACTCTTCTACGATTGGGATGTTAAGGCTACAAAGGGTAATAGAGTTGTTACCATTGAAGTGAAGTACGATAGCAAGGCTTATATGTGGGCTGCTCGTAGAGGTACTCCCGAACACCCTAATCTATACATTGAGTTTAGAAGTACAACAAGGGATTGTGATTCGGGTATCTTAAAGTCTAAGGCTGACTTCTATTTCTATATATTAAAGACGGGTAAGAAGGATATTGCCTTTGTGTTTGATAGGGTACAATTGTTGCAACACCTACAGATGGCTAACTACAGAGTAGTTGGTAACAGTGCTACAGGTGATGACAATGCTGAAGGATGGATACCGCCACTACACGAACTTCTTGTATCTCGCTATGGGTACAAGGCAACCATAGACCTAACAGAGTATGCTTGAGATAGAACTTGACCTCCCTAAACCACCAAGCTTAAATCAGTACTATGCTGGCAAGCATTGGGCAATACGTAAAAAACAAAAAGATGAATACGCTAAAGTTTGTAAAGAAGAACTTGAGAAGTTTGATGCGTTTACCTGTGAAAGTTACGAAGTCCATATTCGTTATAACAGCAGGCACGATGTTGATAATGTTATTCTTGTTTCAAAATTTCTCTCTGATACTCTCGTTGCTATGGGTATCGTTAAAGACGATGGCAACAAATATTACAAAAGACTTAACATCAAGATTGACAAGGACCTACCAAAAGATTCTTTCAAAGTAAAATTAAAGTGTTATGATTAATCAACGAAACTATCAAACGTGTAAATTAATTAAGAACAGGATAGACCTGTACTTGTATGAAATGTCTCTGCTATTCGCTAACCTTGGTACCGATTCTACTGTAGAAGAACATCAAGATGCATATAGAAGAGAGAAGGAATACATTGAACTAATTGCAGAACTTGACCCCGAAAAGGCTGATAGGCTGCGCTCTTCTTATTGATATGATACTTGAAGAATACTACGAAGACTTATCCGATGACGAAGCAAATCTCATCCTTGATATATACCACGTCATTGACGCCTTGGTCTACAACAATGAGCCAGTATCATTGGTACGATTGGGATTTGAGTTGGACATAAAACCACAAGAGTTGTCAGATTATCTGCCTACAATTGTAACCATACTAAATAAAGTAGAAGAAGAATATGCCGAGGTACGACAAGGTTATCATTGAGCAGGAAGCAATACGCTCCGCACAAGAAGGTAGGATAACAGAAGAACTCGGTAAGTTTATACTACAACGCAGTATAGAGGTTGCAGGTTCTGCATTTGTTACAGATGGTAACGATGAACTCAAGCAATCCCTAATAGATGCTGCGGTGATGCGGACCTGTGAGAAGTTTCTACACTACTACATTAAGAACAAGTCTGCTGCTAATTTAATTATTAGTATTATATACTCAACTATGACTAATAAGATAGTGTCACTAAACCACAGTGATGTATATGGTCAAAACATAAAAGGTTACCTCACCTATATAGAGGAGGGTGAAGCCGTTACCAAGTTAAAGCGGTATGTTAAAGACGATTATTTAAGTGAGAAATTATGATGGATGTTTATAACGATTGGATACTGGTCAGTTCTGTAGGATTGATGTTCTCGTTCCTTTTTATATTTGAACCCTATGGTTGGGTGATGGAGAAGCTATTGCCTTTTAAGCCATTTAACTGCGTCCTATGCCTTTCTTTTTGGTGTAGCCTACTCCTTTATAGTTACCTTGGAGTTAATCCCTTATACGCCATTTATACAGCTTTTATTGCAGAACTATCCTACAGAAAATTAGTTAATGAGTAAGGAAAAAAATGTAAATTTAAATAGTGATTGGCTCTTCCTTTATTGGGACGAGCCTATTTTTTCTAACTCAAATACTAACGACAATGCCGATACCAGTACCGAACCTAAAGGAAACAAGACCTGAATTCACCGAGAGATGTATGAGTAACAGCACAATGATTGAGGAATACCCCGATACTGCACAGCGACTTGCTGTATGTTATACCTCTTGGACATCGGAAATTAAAAAAGTAAAATAATGAAAGGATTAACAAAAGGATTTCACCTGTTCTTTGAGTATGGGGAATTCAATTCTCCCGATGCTCCCGACAGCTATGAGCAGATGAATGTGGCTTTCTTAAACAAGCTGACTAAGGCTCGTGAGATTGCCTCTATTGGATTTAAAATTACAAGTGGATACAGAACTCCCGAACATAATGAGAAGGTAGGAGGAGTTCCTAATTCAAGCCATACGCTTGGACACGCTGTAGATATCTACGCACCTACCTCAAGACAGAAATATATTATTATTAACGCTCTTCTTCAAGCAGGATTTAATCGCATAGGTGTAGCTAAAAACTTCATCCACGTTGATGACGACCCAAGCAAGAATGAAGATGTAATTTTTACTTACTAATGAACGATACAGATTTTGGATTTGGCGATGACTTCGCTGACTTCGTAGACGAACTTGCTAATGATGAAAAAAATGATAAGGCTCAATGCTCCATTGATAATCCAGACTGTGAAGCTTGCGGCAGCTAATTATGAACCCACTAAAGAAACTACTAACGGGAAGTGCCAAGGAAACTGTGGAAGCGGTTGCCAATGTGGTAGATAGATTTGTATCTACTCCCGAAGAAAAGGAGGCTGTTCGTCAGTCTATAGAACAAGAGATATCTAAACGCTGGAATAGCGATATGATGTCTGACTCTTGGTTATCTAAGAACGTGAGACCATTAACACTTGCATCCGTAATGATATTCCTAATACTTATGACTTTCTTTGAAGGGTTTGGTATTAGTAGTGTTAACGAAAGATGGATAGGGTTATGGGAACTGGTTTCAATAACAGTGATAGGCGGTTACTTCGCAGTAAGAAGCGTGGACAAGAGAACCAAAGTAAAGTAATGTGGTGCGAATATGCACCAATAGAATGTACCTGTAAAGGTATTTGCAATAAGAAGGGGGGACGTTAATCGTTCCCCTTTTTGCTTTTATATAAGTTATGTGAACGCTGTACAGTATATACTATAGAAGCTATCAATAGCACAAGCTTTAGTGCTTGCTCAATTTGTGAGAAAGATATAGCGAGTGTTGCCGTGTTTAGCAGTAGTAGTTTGATATCGTTACCGTCCATTACAAAAGTGCGATGTTTATGAATCTCGGAACAATCTCCGTATTACATCCAGCGTTAATCTTTAGTTGAACACCATTTGTCTGAACATCCTCATTGATAACAAAGAAAGTATGAGAACCAGAATAGTGGTGAATAGTGTTTTGGGAATTCATATCACTATCATACAAGTATATCTTATAACCTCCAAAGGCTTGGAAGTTTAAGAAGATATCTACCTCTTCATTAGAAGAAGAAGGTATTAGTTGTAGGTCGTAAGTGATGTGTACCAACGTACCAACGGGTACATCAGTTAATGTAATCGTACCTGTAGAAGAGTCGTACAGGTCGTGGGTTAACCACTGCGGGCTGAACCTCTTATCCTCAAACGGACCATTGCCATCAAAGACTACAGTAGTATCGGTGTTTAGAAGTGCTGTGTAAGTAGTTGTATTGCTATCGGAATAGTTTTCAAATCTATTAGAAGGCGTAGGGCCAGCAGCATTAAAAGGAAAGTAAGTAGCAGAGCCATCATTATTCGCTCTCTTGATATGAGCGTAATGCGAATCCTCGTGGAATTCCATAGAGTATACACCGCTCTTCTTAGCTGTTGCACCACCAACATTAATTAGCTTTCTATCCTGCATCACAAGTTATAGCTTACTCCTCCGTCTTCGCAGGTTTGGTCCGTAATACCATCTTGAGGGTAGAAGACACTACCTTGGTAGTTATCCTCCTCATTAAATAAGTCATTGTCGCAACCATCGGCAGTAGCGATTGCTTTAATAGCTGCATTGTCAAGGATATAGTTTGTAATACGCTTGTTGATGTAAGATAACTTACTCTCAATAGTAGTAGAAATAGTATCAAGGATATACTGGTCTTGCTTACCCTCTTCGTTCTTAGTGCGGGCAGTCTCAGTTCTTAAAATAGAAATAGCTGCCTTAGCAGAGTACATTGCCAATGTGTACTTCACCAACTTAAACAACCCTTCTTCTGTAGCGTCTAATGTCTGTGCTACCACCTTTGCTTCAATGTCTTCGTACAAACAAGTGCCAAGCAAATCTTGGATAGAAGTGAACTGCTCTAATTGGATGAGTGCCAACAAAGCACCTCTGTCCAATCTCTTAGGCAAAGGGAAGTTTTGGTACAGGTAGTTATCGTCTATAAAAATTACATCAACCATTGCTTATATCTGTTGTGTTAGCACCTTTAATGCTTTCCAAGTTGATATCTTCCTCAACAATAGAAAGGTTCATAGCATCGTATCCTACAGTACCTAAGATTCTATTTACAGAGTCTAAAAGAATTTCTCGGTTAGGTAGCGTTTCAGTGGCCCGAAAGATTTGATACGCTGTAACGAGTTCGTTCCCCGTACCACCCAACTTACCTGAAACCATAACGCCAAATAGAGTAGGAGAAGTGACGTTATGAGCAGTAAGGATTTTAGCATCGTTAAGTCTTGATAATACATCTACAGTCTTGTCTAAGTTAGCAATGTCTAAAGGCTTAAATTGTGGTGCATCCTCTTCTTTCTTTACCCAAGAGACGATGAAGTTATCTGCTTCAGCACCAGTGAAGGACTCCTTAAACTTATTGTACTCCTCACGCTTCTGCTCTGCGCTCATATTTCTACCGATGAAGGTAGCCAATACCTTAGGCGTAAAGCCGTTCTCAGCAGAGTTCTTAATATGTTTACCGAAGGAGAAGTCAGATGCAATGTAATGGAATGCAGAAATGTAGTTAGGAACACCATAGTATGGGTTACCACTGTAAGGGTTAGCTACATAAAGTAAGGCTTCAGTACCGCTCTTATCAAACTTGTTAAAGGCTTTTACCTTACGAGGTTCATTGTGCTGTACAGAATTAGCCCCATAGCCGAAGCTTCTACGTACTATGTAGTGTGTTACCTCACCTTTATCATTTGGTTCGCTTACACGCACTCCCTTAGGGTCTATAGACTTTAATTCTATAATCTTTGTACGCTCTTTATTCCAACGCACATACAATGCTAATGCACCTTTATGCTCGTATTGGAATGCAGCGTGGGTTAATACTTCGTACAGACCTTTGTTGTTACCACCACAGTGATTGGTAAATGCCTTTAGTTCAGCCTTAGCCTTATTGGTAGTAAGGAACTCATCAGAGTAAGAGATGTCGTTACCGACAACCATCTTTGCCTTCTTGGTTAGGATACCAGAATGCACAGGAGATTGTCTCAGCATCTTCTCAAGGATAACAGGGAAGTCATCGTTTACACCAAACTTGATGTAATCACCTAATGTAGTATGACCAAGCTTGTAGCGACCATTGAGGTCCTCAATAGAGTTCTCTAACTCGTTAGTAGCAATGCTGTGTTCTGTAGCTTGCACATAAGTGTTAGAAGCAAAGAATTCTGATATTGTATTGAATAGTCCCATTGTTATAATTTACAATTTTAGGTTACATCATCAACTATATCCGCAAGATATGTCTTTAGTTTTTGGTCTAAATTATTTACGAATTGAGGTATTGCTCCATATCCGTTGTCATATTGTATGTTTGGATTGGCATTAAAGAAAGCACTCAAGTCGTTAACATACTCTACTTTTGTTATGTTAAACTGCAACCTTGCTGTAGCGTTAGCCATACCAGTAATTACAGGAAGCATCTCTTGAGAGCCGTAGGATTTAACCTCGGTCAATTCATTTGCTGTTAACGTAACTGAAGTGTAATAAGGGTTTAAGTGATATGCTACAAATGGCAGGTTATTCGTTGTTCCAGATGTGGGATTTACATTTGTGTGATGAATATACTCTCCGCCAACAGAAGTTTTAACATACATCTTATAAGTTCCTGCAATCAAATCACTTAGGTTGTATGTGTTTGTATCTACCAATAAAGAACCTGTTAACTCATTTCCCGCATCTATAACGCCTTGTGCTTCAGATAAGCTTGTAGCGAAAACTACAATCATATTATCAGCTTCATCTTCTTGAGTATATATCTGCTCACCGGGTGCTTCAGCATCTACTTGATTAGACAAAACTACACTATCGGAATAGATACCAGTAGTTAGATTATTGTATTGGTAATCTTGTACTTCCGTTAGGTATTTGTAAGAACTTCCTTGATTGGTTATAGTCAGCTCATACTCACCACCTTCAAGACTGTTGTTTATGAGGTCTATATTTAATTGAATAAAGTCCTTGCAAGAGTCCAAACCATTAAGGTCGGTAAGGTTGGTAATTGTTAGGCTACCATTTCCTACCACCTTATCTAAGGTAACGTCAAAGCTATTCACCGTAAAGGTAGATAGCTTAACGAAAGATAGAGTATTTACAACTCCTGCTTTCAGTCTTTTCATTAAATATATATTTTATAGTAACTCGTCTTCGCTTGGAGGAGCGGGAATCATATCGGGATTTGCTGCGTAGCAAGCTGCTGTGTATTCTGCTGCTGCTTTAGCACCAAATCCGTGTAGACCTACTGGCTCACACCAAATCATTTGGTTATCCCAAGATGGTTCTGCTGCACCATTCCATAATACATCAACGTGCCACTTATCAGAAAGCACAGGAGCTGTAATCTCGTTACCTTCTTCATCGTAAGTTCCTTGTGTTAGGACGATGTTACCGAGGTGTACGATAGCGTGAGAGTGTGTAGGGCTACCTTCTTCGTCTACTCCAAGTGCATTGATTTTTGCGGTGCAAGCTCCCTTACTACCAAAAGCGTATTTTCTAAATTCTCGTTTCATAATTTTTTTAATCCAAATTTATTTGTTCTTCTTCCTGTAATCATATCCTGGACATATTGCCTTGAGTAACCTAATTCCGAAGCACAATCTAATATACATTCAAATTTCTTATCAAGTGTTTTACAATAAACTTGAACTGATTTGTGGTTTTTTATTCCTTTGTTTTGTCCTTTTTTTGATTGCGATATTTTATCTTTTTGCTCTTGTGAGAATTTTATTCCCATTCTTGATTTAGATATCTTATCTCTTTCTTCTTTTGTTTTTTTATCTCCAAGTCTACCTTTTTGACCGCCTCTTGTAATATTAGTTAAGTTATCTATACCTATTTCTTCAATCAAAAACATTTCAAGTTCCTCTGCCTCTTCCACCGATATGTCGGTAGCAATTATATCAACGTATACACCATATTTTTCTTTTACAAGATTCCAATAACGATTTCTATTAGAGAATCTATTTGCTCGTTTTTCACAAACACCCATCCCTACATAAAAAATTTCTTGGTTATCTTTTCTTCTATGAACGTATACTATACTCATAATTATAGTTCAATTTGTGGGAACCACTCTGTTCCCAATGTTTCTTCTAAGGTTAGTTCTGCTTCGTATGAAGGGTGTTTAAGTATTGCGTAGTCAGTGCCGTTAGGGTGTTCTACTATAGTTGTCCACTGTGTAGTTGTTCCGCTATAGCCTTCTGCTTGACCTACTAAATCATTGTAGGCTACGAGTTCGCTTTTATCTCGTGAAGTGTAGTACATTAGTAAATTGAATAGAAGTTGTTAATGTTTGTTTCTATGCCTGTGCGTGTGCTGCTTTGGTCGGTGTTATATAAAATAAATTCTTGAATTTTTCCAGTAAGATAAGATGCATCTACATCAAATCTTGAACCAAGGGCTGTTTGGCTGCTCATAGGGTATTGAGCATATGCCAATCCAGATTGTGTGTTTACCCCATTTTCATAAACCTTACCACCCGTTGTACTATTTAATTCCATATGAATCAAACGATAACTGCTTGTTAAAGCACTGCCCTCAAAACTATTAGTTTGGTCATAATAAGCCGAATTATTTGTTCTTTCAATTAAGACACGACCAATTTCAGAATCCCAAATATAAGCACCGCTGCCGCCTGCGACTGACCTAACATAAAACGGGTAATAATTACTTGCATTACTAATATTTGCAGTAGTATTTAATCCTTGAGCATTATTAAACTCAACTGATGGTTTTGTTCCATCGGTTATAGTAGAACCAATTGAAACGATTTTTGGTTGTTTAAAAGCAGTTGTTTGTGTTATATCAAACCCATTACCACTTTGGTCGTACCAAGTAGTTACAAAGGCATTCGTACCACTCGCAAAAGTCTCAAGCGTTGCCGTGTCCAATTCATTGTTCGCAAACGCTATATCTTGCTCGGCATTGTCCGATGCTCTACGAACACGAACTGCACTACCCGAATAGGTAGAATCTAACAAGCGTAAAGAGTAGGCTGCGGCTGCTCCACTATAATTATCAAGCAAAAAGAATGGGTCTGGAGATGTCTCAAGCTTAATCTTATCGCTTATGTTAAATATTGTACTCATACAGTTAAAGCATTTAGTTCTGTATCCGTTAGGAAAGCGTTAAACATAATCAAATCTTTTATAGGATTGTCTCCTTGGTCACTACCATTATCGTGTCCTAATTGTAGCGAAGATAATGAAGAAGTATCATATGTACCCGTAGCATCTACCACAATACTTCCATTAAGGCTAATCTTTAATGCCGTAGGTGAGTATGCAATAGCAATATTATTCTTTGTAGTACCAGCTTCAAAGCTCTCTCCTAAGACCGTTAAATAAGGTTGTGGTAACTTACCTAAGGATAATGATATTGTGCCTGTAGAAGCAGCTGAGAATGCGTTAGAAAGCGTTTCAGCAGCTCTTGTTTGGGTAGAGCCGTAGGTAGGTGTGTATGAGGTAGGGAATGAGCCTAATTCTATTTGTCCTCCGTAAACTAATACTCCTTTTACTCCATCTCCTAATAATGAAGTTCCATTAGATACGGCATACACACGAATCCCAGAGTATAGTAGGCGGTTATTAATAGAGTCTTGAAATGTATAAGTAACTACACATCTGTACCAATTATTTGAAAATGGAATTGAATATGCATTTATAGCATTTGTACCTTGTGATATTACCGAACCATCATTTAAATTGAATTTTGCGTTTTCACTTCCAAAAAACCCTCCAATTTCAGCCTCATCAAATTCATCGGCTTTTAAAAATACACTAATTGTTATTATATCACCTTTTGAAAAAGACGAATTAAAACCACTAAAAGCACCAGAGCCACTTAGTTCACCTGTATTAACTTTTGCTTTAAACGAATTTCTTACATTTTCTGGAGATATTGCTACATTTTGCTCGTAACTTAAACGGCTACCGTAAGTTGTAAGTGTACCATAATACTCACTATGTGGAGAGAAATTAGTCCTACTCGGTTCAATCAACACACTTGGGCAAGAAGCATCCTTATAGTCTAAACGAGGTTGTTCGGCTTGTAGTCCACCATAAACAGGAGCCGCAGTTGTCTCAAGGTATGGGTAGGCAACAAGGCCTTGGTTGAGCATCCCGTCTTGGATGTAGATAGTCCCTGTCACATCTTGGTTAGATGAGTTTTGAGGCTTGATAAGGAAGTTATGTGTACCTGTTTTATTAATAATAATAGAACATCTGTACCAATCCGTAGTACCACTTACTAATTCAATGTTTTGAGAAACAGTAGCACCACCAGCGGAAAAGGCCTCTCCATTTGTTAAATCAAATCTTGCAGCATCACCACCTATAAATACGAAAATTCTATCTAAACTACCTGCTTTAGCAAAAAAGCTAACTGTCATTACACCTGCAAGTACCAATCCATCTTTATTAAAATATGCAGCAGCAAGTTTATTTACGAGCCAAGCATCATTAGTGCCGTCATACCCTGCTTCTCCACCTGTAATAGTGTAAGATGAATCATCTCTTGCCCAATCATTAGAGCCAAGAAGTGTGTTCTCATACCCCTTCTCTATATACCCCTCTTCGTTTACTCTCGTAGCAGAAGTTGCTCTTGTAAAAGTAAAATCACCACTACCATCTGTAGGTAGTTGGCTATATACCTTTGACTCTTTGTAAGCCCCTGGTATCATTGCAAGTGAGGCTTGGTCTATTAATGGAAATTGTGCCATATTAGTTTTGTGTTAGAGCTATACATTCGTCATCGGATAGGGCAGAGTCAAACAGCAATGCTTGTTTAATATTTGAATAACCCGCTTTACCTTCTGTATTTGTTAGGAATTTAATTTTAGACAAAGAATCAGCGGTTGCCATTGTTTTTGTGTCTGTTGATTTATTACCATTAAGAAAATGATAAAAAACTCCGTTCTCGTATTTTATAACTTGTTTTCCTACGGCATTGGTATAACCTGCGTAGCCAGTGTCTGGTCTGTAAAACCAAGAGCCATTGCTTGTTGAATAGTATTGAACTTTTGTTCCGCCATTCCATTCCAATTCAATAAACCAATAATATAATTCCGTGCCCTTTATCAAAGAACCCGTATTGTCAACAAAGAATGTAAAATCTCCCGTTATATCTACAATGTTTGTATCTATGTTTGATAAGGTTGCATCATCTTGTGGCCTCGTCTGTGCAGAGCCATAAGTAGGTATGTAGGATGTTGGGTAAGAGCCGACCTCTGCTTGTGCACCCCAAAGTAAAACCTCTGATAAAGTTGTTCCTGGGGCTCTAAAATCTACCCCATAAAAAAAGTTTGGTCCAGCGTGAGTAATATCAAAGCGTTGCCATTCATTCGTTACATCAAACAAAGCGGATGTTTCACTATTATGATTTAGTAAATTCACCTTACCCGTTCCGCTTGTCGTTTTAGCCCAAATAGATTTATGAACTCCTGTTACAATTGCACCGCCAAACGTACTCGCCATAGAGGTTGTCCCACTACCTGTTGCTTTATATGCTGAATTTGTTCCATCGGGTGCTTCATATCCGAAGTCTAAAGTAACACCTGTGTTATGCGTCCAGTCACTTGATTCAAAATATTCCGACTGCGTTGCAATATTCGTTCTTTCTGGCTCCAATAAAAGACTCGGACAAGTAGCATCTGTATAATCTAAACGAGGCATATTATCCGTAAGACCTCCAAACACAGGTGCTGTAGTTGTCTCAAGGTATGGGTATGCTACTAAGCCTTGGTTGAATTGAGCATCTTGGATGTAGATAGTTCCCACTGCTCTTGCTCCATTAGCCGCTGGATAGATATTTACAACACTACCCGATGATTCACTTACAATTAATGTTATTTTGTACCAATCGCCAGTTACATTTATGATATCAGAGTCTACTACATTTCCTGCTGAAGAAACCAATAAACCTGTATCCAAATTAAAAATGGAGTCATACGACCCAGCAGCAGGACCTAATCTTACAATAATTTGATTGACACTTTCTTTTTTAGCGTATATACTAAAACCTACAACTCCATTGAAATTAATAGATTGAAGAACTTGACCTCCTGCGTTTGAAGATTCAAGTAACCAAGCATCATTACTACCATCATATCCTGCTTGACCTCCTGTAATACTTGATTTAAATTTCGTCCAAACAGCATCGGAAAAAGTATTACTATGCAACAGTAAGTTGCTATGCTCCTTCTTGATGTATCCATCCTCACCTACCCTTGTAGCAGTATCAGCTCCCCTACTAAAAGTAAAGTCACCACTTCTATCCGTAGGCTTTAAGCTGTATAACTTACCGTCCTCATATGCGTGAGGTAACATCACCAAAGATGCCTTGTCAAATGCGTTACTCATATTATAGTATTTCTATTGCCACAAGTTCATTGTAAGAAGCTATCAAGCAGCTCTTAGCCTCTATAGTAGCTGTCTGAGGGATATCTCCTAATAGGAAGTTTAATACACCTGTATCAGAGTTAATAGCCTGTAGCCTATCAAATACTGCATCAATACAAGCGTAGTTCTCTATTGTACCTCCGTCATCAATAATACGGTCACCAGAGTCGTTATAACCGATTCGGATAGTATCGTTTAAATACCCCGATGTAGTAAACAAGTAAGAAGCCGTACCTATTGCCGTAGCATTAGCTAAAAACCCCCTACCGTTATTAAAAAAATAAGCCATAGACTAATTTAGTTTTGGTGACCAAGGTCATTAATCAAAAATGGTCTGGTCTGTGAATGGTGTTTTGTCATCAAGTAACAAAGAAGCAATACCGCTTTCGGTGTTTAGTGTGATATTTACAAAAGACTTTTCTGATACTCCTGTACCTGCATTAGCCTCGTAGTTCATCGTTAATCCATCTAACCATCCTGAGATACTAACTGTATCGTTATTGTGCAGTAGAACGGCTACAATGTCCTCTCTGCGGCTCATAAAGTCAATCTTGTTGACCTTACTGTCTACAGCAGGGGCTTGGATAGTAATATTGGTTGAAACGACTCCTAAGCCGTTTGTAGTGCTTTTGCTTTCTGTAAAGGTCGTTGTTCCGTCCTTTGTGTTGTGTTCAAATGCAACCGTGTTTGCAGTATCTACAGTTGAAACTACTGTATCATCAGTAGGGTCAAAGGTAACTACAAGGTCGCTTTGAAGAAGTAAGATAGCTTTCTTGATACCACCTGTAACTCTCTTGTTGCAGTTAATGTCAATGTCGCTAAGTAATATGCTACAATTAAATGCCATCGTATATATGTTTTAAAAAAAAGGGAGAGAAGAAATTAATCAACTCTCCCCCTTGTGTTAATTTACAAGATTGCTATTATGCAGTAGCAGTAGCAAAATCAGTAGAATCAATGCTATAAGAAAGTCCGAGTTCGTCACCAGTCAAGGTAAGTTGGAATCGGTTTTTCTCAGCACGACCTGTTCCAGAGTTTCCGTCAACAGTACCTGCGTAAAGACCGTAGTCCAAACCACAAACGTGGTAAGTTCCAGCAGCAGTTGATACAAAGGCAACTAATTCAGCACCACCCTTAGACATATCGTTAAGAGAAGCAATTTTATCAGCAGTCATTTTAGGAAGCTCAACAGAGATAGTTGGTACAGTGGCAACAATACCATCAGCACTAACAGTTTTTACTTCACTAAATACAGAGAAACCATCTTTGTTGTTGAAAGAGATTTCGTGTACGTTTGTTACAGCAGTAGCAGCAGTAATTGCACGAGTAGCAGGGTTCAAAGTTAATGCAGCAATTGCATCAGATTTGTTTGCGATGTGCAATTCTATAATACCACCGATTGCAACATCATCACAAGAGTAAGTGATATCAGCAAGAGTTACGTTACAAGCCATTTTTTATAGGGTATTAAAGGAGAGGCACGAGGCCCCTCCGTTATTAATTAATTATTATGCGAAGTTCTTAGCGTAGACAATCTCTTCACCTTTCAAGTAAGAGAAACCTAACTTGAACTGTCCCCAAATCTTGTCAGAAGATAGTTCAGCTTCGTACTTCATATCAATTGCTTTCACGTCATTGTAGTCGTCAGTCAACATAACCAAGTTCTGTGGAGCAGCGATAATGAACTCGTTAGCAGGCATTGAAGCGAAGTGAGCAACTTCCATACCGTAGTATGCAGGAATGCTACCTTCAATAACACCTTGTGGAGTAGTCGTGTACAAACCAGCGATAGCGATTTGGTAAGCTTGCATAGCAGCAGTACCCAAGAAGAAAGTTGGTTTGAAGTCACGGTCAGCATCTCCGTAAACAGCAGACAACATAACGTCACTCATTGCTTCGTAAGCACCTTCCATCAAGCTAAGGATGTTGGTAGAAGAAACAGTAGCGTTAGTGTCGTAATCAATTACGTCAGCATCAGCAGCCATCTCAGTAGTCAATTCAGTACCAGCCAACTCAAGTGCCTTCTGAGCAGAAAGTTTAGCGAAGTAATCAAATACCCAATCCTTGAACTCAGCGTCCATAGTCTCTGGGTTGTGTTGTCCTTGCTTTAACAATAGACCACGGTAAGAAGACTCAAGAGCATCTTTACAGTTTAAGAAAGACCACTTGTAAGTTTCAACAGTCATTTCTTTTTCAGCTACAGAAGCAGCAGATTGTGGGTCAAATACACAAAGGTCATTACCAAATGTCAAAGAAGCGTCAAAGATTGGTACATTTACCTTAGCTTTAACACCATCAATAAGACGGAAACGGTTTAATACCGCTGCCGATTTTACCATAGCATCAATGAACAAGTCTGGACGTCTGTCACCGTATGGCAAGTTTGAAATAGTTACACTCATTTTATATAAGTTTTAAAAAGATTCGTTTAGTTAATTTACAATAATTACTTGCGGTTAAAGAAGTTATTAATGAGATTTACCTTTTCGGGTGTAATACCATTAAAAACTACAGTCTTGTCTTCTACCGTTTCAGCAACTTCTTCAGCCTTTTGTTCAGCAGCAAATTGCTCCTCAACTTCCAACTCATTAGTTACTTCTTCAGTAGCTTCATACTTCTCTTCTTCTTCCTTCATTTCTTCTTCGTCAGGAGCCATTACTTCCTCTTTTTCTTCGGAAGCCATTTCTTCTTTCTCTTCATCTTCAGTATGCTCACCCATTTCTTTTTCTTCTTCTGGGCTACCCATACTTTCAATGTGCTGTTGAATCATTTCAATAGCAGACTTTAAATCGTCTACGCTTGCAAACTTCTCTTCAACAGATGTCACAGCTTCAAGGAGTACGTTGTTCTCGTTCTCCAAAGCCTCAATTCTTGCCTCGTACTTGTTCATCATAGCCTCAAATTGAGCCTCTAACTTACCAAGTTCTTTGGCGAAAGCAAATTCATTCATTTGTTCTTCGTTATTAATTGTTGGTTTAATATCCGCTTTAATCTCAATAGAGAAACCATTAATCTCT